CATTGGCCTTTCTGGTTCACTTGATGAATCATTGACAAACAAAATGGTCTTGGAAGGATTATTTGGTCCTGTTTCACAAGTGGCCACAACTAAAGAGTTAATGGATAAGGGCTATCTTTCCACTCTACATATAAAAGCTTTGGTATTAAAACATCCTACTTCGATTTGTCAGTTGGCACAAAAATGGACATATCAACAGGAGATTGAATATATCATACAGAATGCGTCTAGAAATGTCTTTATCAAAAATCTGGCCTTGTCCCTGACCGGAAATACCTTGGTACTGTACAATTACGTACATAAACACGGCATTGCATTACATAAACTTATTGAAAAGAACTTACCCGAGGATAAGGTTCTTCATTTAGTTCATGGTAAGACAGATGTTGAAGTGCGCGAGGAAATTAGAAAGATTATTTCACAATCATCAAATAATATAATCGTTGCATCATATGGCACCACCTCAACAGGTATAAACATGCCAAACCTACATAATACTATATTTGCATCACCAAGTAAATCCAGAATCAGGAACCTGCAATCCATTGGCCGAGGCCTACGTATTGGTACGGATGGATCGGACACACACGTATTGTATGACATTGCGGATGATCTACGTAAAAACAAGAAAGAAAACCATACACTTAAACATTTCCAGATCCGATTGAAACTATATGCATCGGAAAACTTTGATTATAAAATTTACAAAATTCAACTTAAGGATTAACAGAATGGATATTAAACTATTCCGATTACAGAGCGGCGAGGATATCATAACACATTACGAATACATTAATAATCAGGAAGATATGCCGGCCCACTACAAGATTACCAATCCTCTAAAGATTGTTTACCTTACCCCAGGTCTAATGAGTAATAAATTCATGGTATCATTATTGCCTTGGATATTCACCTCCCTGACCAAGGATAAGGAATTCATCCTAATGCCACGCGATATATTGACCATGGCTAATCCTTCAGATAAACTACTTGCTTACTACATAAGCATTAACACCAAGATAAATGAAATGTTTGAGGATATAGAAATGTCTGATGAGGATAATGAAAAAACACTATCGTCTTTCGGCGGTAGTGTTGAGGAAGAATTGGATATGATGGATGAGAATGAGGAACAATTACAAGGTGAGGAGTATCTAGAAATGATAAGAAAGACATTAACAAAGGTTCCAACTAATAAGAAAAGACTACATTAAGAGGTCCTAGTTCCTCCATATAAGGCAATATCAAAAGGGACAGTCCTGTTATAACACGAATGGCAACACTTGGCAAGAAAAAAATGAGAAAATGACAGAAAAAACAATAAGAAAAAAGAAAAATGTCAATGCAGTGCATTATGTTGATAATAAGAAGTTCCTGGATGAAATTAAGAAGCATAAAGCTAAGGTCGCGGCGGCGAAGCTGGCAGGCAAGCCCGAACCAAGGCTTAATGATTACCTAGGTGGTTGCATCATGAAAATTGGTGCTAAGGTGTCAACCATACCTAAATTCTATGGGTATTCATTCCGTGAGGAAATGGTTTCCGATGGAATTGAAAACTGTATTCTCTATTTTGACCGATTTGATGCGGACAAATATGACAATCCATTTGCATATTATACCCAGATCATGGTGTGGGCCTTTGTCCGCCGTATCAATAAGGAAGAAAAGAACCGATATATCATATATAAGAATTTCGAAGTTTCTATGATTAACAATGGACAAATTGACACATTGACAGATGAAAATGATAACTTGATTTCCGTGCCAATGTATGATAATATATTGGTGTTCATTGCTCGTTACGAATTCAAGGAACTAAAAAAGAAATTCAAACGGGCCATCATGAAAGGAAACGTTAAGTATTCCGATATTGTTGATTTGTGCTCGGAAATAGTCAAGTCACAAGGAATCTCTCCCGCTACATTGGTACAAGAGGTACTAGGTGAGATTATAATCACCCAAAAACAACTTGGTTGGTTCCACGAAATAATGAAAAGTCATGGACACAATGACACATATAAACCCAAGGAAATTAAAGATTGAAACTAGCCCTTATTACGGATCTTCATTACGGAATACGCAATGACAGCCCTATATTCTATAACTATCAAGAGAAATCAAACCAGTTATTTTTTGAAACTCTGCGTAACAGAGGCATAACTGATATTATCTGTCTTGGTGATTTATATGACCGGAAGAAGTATGTTAATTATGTGACGGCCTCCCGCGCCAGAACGGACTTTTTGGATATAGTTGATGCTAGATTCAATATGTCCATTATTGCGGGCAACCATGATATCTATCATAAGAATCATTCCGAAATTAATGCTCTAAAAGAATTGGTGCATGGTAGATATACAAATATTGAATGTATATTTGAGTTGAAATCAAAATTCTATGATAGCACAGAAATCCTTCTCTTGCCATGGATCAACGATGCCAATTATGATGCAACGTTGCAGGTTATAAACAAGACGACAGCACAAATATGTTTCGGTCACCTTGAATTGGATGGTTTTGAAATGGATAAAGGAGTTATAAATCATGGCGGCATGGCGTCTAATATGTTTGATCGTTTTGATCTTGTTTGTTCTGGCCACTTTCACCATAAATCTTCGAGAGGAAATATCAACTACCTGGGAGCCGCCTATGAGTTCACTTGGGCTGATTGGAACGACCCCCGAGGATTCACAATCTTTGATACGGATACGAGAGAATTAGAGTTCATTAAGAACCCATATAATATGTTTAATATGATTGCATATGATGATGAAAACAACTTGAATGAGTTGCAGAATGATGTTAAGAATGGTGATTTTTCCAAGTATAAGGACACCTACGTCCGAATTGTTTCTCTTAAGAAAACCAACCCATATTTGTTTGATCAATTTCTTGATAAGTTATATAAAGCAGGTCCACAAGACATTACCGTTGTGGAAGATGCCTCGCTTTTTGTTGAGGAATCTGAAACCGAAATGGTAAATCAGGGCGAAGATACGATAACTATTTTAAACAAATATATTGACGGACTAAAAATGGATACCGATGCCCCGCGCGTTAAAGAAATGATGAAGTCCATTTACATGGAAGCAATCGCTCTTAAGGAAACACATGACCAGTGATGTAGCATACCTGTTTGATATTGACGGAACACTTACTCCTTCCCGCCAGGCTATGGATGAAAAGTTTCGTCAGAAATTTATGCAATTTCAAATGCAGAATACCACCTATCTGGTGACCGGTTCTGATTGTGGCAAGACATTAAATCAGGTGGGCTTCCAATGTATATTTCTTGCAAAGTTGACCTTCCATTGTTGCGGCAATGAAGTACGCGATAAAGGCAAGGTGGTTTTTCGCAATGAGTGGGCGCCAAGTACCGAAGTGATTGAATATCTTAGTAAACTATTGGAACGTTCCAAGTTTCCTCCTGCATCACGTACCTCTAATTTTATAGAATACCGGGAAGGCTCAATTAATTTTTCAATTGTTGGTCGTAATGCTAATAAAGATGAACGTCAGTGCTATATAGAGTTTGATAAGAAAAACGGCGATAGAATTCGCATAGCCGAAATCATGAGACAAGAGTTTCCTGAATTGACAGTACAAGTTGGTGGAGAAACTGGCCTTGATATAATGCCCCTGGGCTTTGATAAGAGTCAAGTATTATCTTATATACACGAAAAGAAACTGGTGTTTTTTGGTGATGCGATATTCCCATACGGCAATGATTATAGTATAGCAACAATGATAGAAAAGAACCCGCATAATAAGGTGTTTTCCGTTCGTGGCTGGAAAGATGTGGATGCGTTGTTGTTTAGTGGAGAAAACGATTGATAATATTTGAAACCTTACGATATAAAAATCTATTAAGTACAGGCAATGTATTCACCGAGATAAATCTACACAAATCAAAAAATACGCTTATTGTGGGCAAAAATGGTTCCGGTAAAACAACGATTCTTGACGCACTGACCTATGTGCTTTTTGGTAAGCCTTTCCGCAATGTAAACAAACCAGGTATTATTAACTCCACCAACCGCGAGGAATTGGTAGTTGAACTTGAATTCACTATTGCTGCGCATCGGTATAAAATCATTCGGGGCATGAAACCAAATATATTTGAAATATACAAAGATGATAAGCTTCTTGATCAAACGACCAAGATGGCCGATTATCAGTCGTTACTAGAAAACTACATTATCAAAATGAATTTCAAGACCTTTACGCAGGTCGTTATTCTTGGCGCGGCCACTTTCAGACCATTTATGCAATTAACTCCAGCCACTCGTCGTAGTGTAATTGAGGACCTGCTGGACATTCAGATTTTCTCAACCATGAACGTGGTTGCAAAACAGAAATTACAGACTAACAAGGAAGACCTCGAAAAGAACCGCACACTATCCGCGTTAACAGAAGAAAAGGTACGAGTTCTCCGCAAAACACTCGACGGTCTAACGGCTGCTGATGATCGTCGGCATGTCGAACTGCTTGACAAGATTAATGAAGCACAAGAAAGTATTGATATTCTTGAAGCGGGACAGAAACGTGTGCCCGACCTCGAAGCACTACTTATTGCATATACAAAAGCAATACGCGACCAAAATGTAGACTTATCGGAATACCAGGATCTACATTCAAAGATCAAGGCCAATGTTGAGCATGAAACGGATGAAAGGTCCTTTTTTCACGACAACGAAACATGCCCGACCTGTAAGCAGGGAATGAGCCATGACCTCCGCGCCGAAACGCAGAAAAAGAATGATGGTAAAATAGACGAATATGCCGCGGCCCTATCAAAGATAGTGATAAAGATAGCAAACTATAGAAAAGATATCGATGTTATTGAACAAGATAAATTCAAGGCCCAAACCGAGCTATCCACGCTTAGAAGCAAGAAAGTGGAGATAGACCATTATCGTAAGCAGATAATTAACACCCAAAAACAGATAGACAAGTCAGACGTTGCAATGGACATTTTGCAAGATACCACAGATGCATTGCAGATGGGTGTGGATGAACGGCAAATCCTTGAAGATGAAAAGTCAGGATTGCTTGTGGACCGTCAATATTATGATATGATTATAAGTCTATTGAAAGACGGCGGCATCAAGACCAAAATTATCAAACAATATCTTCCGTTAATCAACAAATACATTAATCAGTATCTTGCGGCCATGGAATTTTATGTCGGTTTCAATATAAACGAGCAATTTGAGGAAACAATCAAATCTCGTTTCCGTGACGAATTTACCTATGATAACTTTTCCGAAGGTGAAAAGAAACGAATCGACTTGGCCATCCTTTTTGCTTGGCGTACTATTGCCAAACTTAAGAATTCCATTAATACCAATCTGCTTATGTTTGATGAAACCTTCGATTCCTCACTGGACGGCGAAGGAACGGATGAATTTATGAAAATATTAAATACCTTGACTTCCGATAGTAATGTGTTTGTGATTTCACACAAACGCGATCAACTACTTGAAAAATTCGAAAAAGTAATCCGTTTCGAGAAAATAAAAGATTTTAGCCAGATTGTGGAGTAATTACACTTGCTTTCCTTTGATTGCCGTGTTATAATAGCCATATTGTCACTAAAGGAATTGCTTCGCAATGGAAATAAAACAATTGAACGATACTGAGAACCCTGAATCCCTGAATATTGCAATGGGCAAACAAAACAAGATTGATGCCAATCTCGAAAAGCAATGGGACGAATACCTCGAAGATGAAAAGGACTCGGAACCAGTTGTGGTTGATGAGGCCAAGATGATTGCACGTATCATTAAGGAACTATCCAATGTTTCCTCAATGACCGTAGAAGAATATACCCTTTATCAAAAGTGGTGTGAAGTTCATGAGAAATACCCTGCTTCGGAATCTGTAAATCTTTTAGGCAAGCGGCCACTCTTAAATCATGATCAAATATTGGCCATTGAACATGTTAAACGCAATATCTGGTACCCCGAAACACCAGACGATTATCTTAAGCTACAACCCGAACTAATATATACCGAGAACAGTTTTGGTGCTATTGAGAACTTCCCCGGACCAGAACTGTGGAATGCTATCCGCACATTTTCGTCCACAATGAAAAACAATAATAACATTGGCCGAAACCTAAATTTCATTGTGCAAGATAAAGTTTCAAAGAAGTATCTTGGTACTATTTGTATTTCATCTGATTTCCTTGACTTAACGCCACGCGATAAGTTCATAGGCTGGAGCCGAGAGATAAAGACACAAGGTCATATGATTAACCACACCGCAATTGGTTCAACAATTGTGCCGTTGCAGCCCTTGGGCTTCAACTATGTGGGCGGCAAACTTTTGGCCTTGCTATGTCTTTCGGATACCGTGCAAGAGGAATGGAAGAGGCAATATAAAGACGTTCTGGTAGGTGTAACCACCACAAGTCTGTACGGCTCCTTTTCCCAGTACCAAAACCTAAAACATTGGCATAAGCGCGGCCATTCTTCTGGTTCAGTGTCTTATGAACCTATGAAGGAAACAATTTACCTGATCCGGGACTGGCTCAAGTTGAATTACCCCCGCAAATACTTTGAATGGTATGTGGCAACAAAGACAACAGGTCAGCCATATAAGCGTGACCATCGCAACAGATCGTTGACCTTTGCATATTCTAAATTGAAGATTCCAAAGGACTTACAGAGGTCAAAACATGAACGTGGCATTTATTTCTCGGCCTTGTATGATAATTCAAAGGAATTCTTACGCAAGGAAATTACCGAGGAAACATTGGTTAAGTCCTTTGATACGAAAACTGAAACCCTTGTTCAACTCTGGAAAGATAAGTACGCAGGAAAGCGCATTAATGCTTTGCTGGCGGACAACAGAACCAATTTTGAAACATTATACTACGATGATCTCATATATATGGATTGGGAAGAAACTAAGAATAAATATCTAGCCGAAGTGGGAAGATAACGTAACTTTTAAAGTTACTGATTAATCAAAGGTTGTAAGAATTTACTCTTACAACCTTTTTTGTTGCTGAAAGTTATTATGGAGGGTGCGTCGGAATGTCACACTTGTAATTCCACAATTAGTTCTTATATGGAGTGTATGAGACAGTTTACTATTGAGACAGAAAACAGCTATGCTTTCCATGCATGTCTGCTATGTCTTTTTGTGTATAGTATAAACCAATTTAATCTGATATAATAATACCAAGAATCGAATCAGGAAACAAAATGACCTTTGACGTAAACCGCGCCACGACTGTTAAATCCCAACTTGCGAAATTGCTTGCTTCGGAAAACATTAGTATTAGGCACGTAATGGGAACGGCAACAGCGAGCTTTGATGTTAAGGCTCGCATTTTGCGTTTGCCCGTTTGGACAGGCATCTCCGAAGATTTGTACGATATGCTGGTAGTCCATGAGGTCGGCCATGCCCTTTATACCCCGGCAGATTTGTGGATAACAGAATTGGAGAGACTTGCGGAAAAGCATAATCCGAAGCCGGGAAATGACCGGGCCCTGGCGAAAACTCGGGAATCAATTCATAGTTTTTGTAACATTGTGGAGGACGTGCGCGTTGATATTATGCAACGCAAGCGTTACCCCGGTTCAAAACGAAATTACGTTATAGGCTATAAGGACTTGTTTGATCGGGACTTTTTCCGGACAAGCAAAATGCCAATTCCTGATATGTCTTTCATCAATCGTCTTAATATTTACAGCAAGGCCGGCTTTTCGGGTATTGTAATTCCGTTCACGGACGAGGAAAAGATTCTTGTCAAACGCACCCAGGAAACCGTAACTTTTGAGGACGTAATTGCACTAGCCGAGGAACTGTGGCTTGCTAAGTTGCACGAGGCCGAGAATTCCGAAGGCGAAGAAAATCAGCCAAGTAAGGGTGAAAAATCAGAAGATGATTCCGAAGGCGAAGGCCAGGAATCAGAAGATGATTCCGAAGGCGAAGGCCAGGAATCAGAAGATGATTCCGAAGGCGAAGGCCAGGAATCAGAAGATGATTCCGAAGGTGAAGGCGAAGGCGAAGAAAATCAGCCAAGCAAGGGCGAAAAATCAGAAGATGATTCCGAAGGCGAAGGCGCCAGTGACAATTCTGACGATTCTTTAATTCCGCCCGAGGCTCGGGAAGCTATGACTGCCGAAAAGGCCGATGCCCTAGAGAAATCAGAAAAGAATGAGTCCGTCAATCAGGCAAAGCGGCCGGATGGCCACTTTGGCGGCGTAGGCAGTCAGAACAAAAATCCGGAAGATTATTTACCCAAGGCTGAAACGGACGAGGCATTCCACCAGAATGTTGATAGTCTTGCTCAATCTGATGGTTGTTCTTATTATTATTCAACTATTCCGGAAGTGCGCGGCGAACCTTGGACCGATTATAAGGTTTATCTTGAGGAACACCGTAGGGCCGCTGTCGCGGAAGGCTACTCATATAATTTTGATGATCACCAGAAGTATCTTAATACTTTCAAGATTGAAGAAAATCAAGCAATCTCCTTCATGGTGAAGGAATTTGAAATGCGGAAATCTGCTTCCGCATATCAAAAATCATTGACCGCCAAAACAGGCGTTATCAATACCAATAAGTTGCATTCATACGTATTTACCGATGATATTTTTAAGCGCAATACTGTGGTGCCCACGGGCAAAAATCACGGTTTCGTTATGTTTATTGATTGGTCTGGCTCAATGTCCAGTAATATTCTAAACACAACCCGCCAGTTACTTTCGCTTTGCTTGTTTTGTAAAAGAATTGCCGTGCCATTTGAGGTATATACCTTCACAAGTAACGGTTATGTTTCCTCACAAAATAACGATGAAACTAAAGGTTTCGTAAAAACCTCGGAATCACTTCAACTTGATGCCGCTCACCGTATCCGTAATATTCTTTCATCTAGAATGAAAGTCCGGGAACTCAATGAGGCCATGCTTTATCTAGTAGCAATGGCCCGCACCGAGACCATGCGCCTGACGTCCGGCGTCCCGCTAGATTTTGCACCATATAGACCAGATTGTGACCGCATGAGCGGAACGCCACTCAATGAAACCATTATTATTGCTGAAAAAATTGTTAAAAAGTTTCAGCGGCAGGCCAAGATTGAAATTACCAATGTAATTTTCTTGACCGATGGCGAAGGCGCTTCACCGGCCCTTGGTGGAAATGAATATGCCGTTAAGTCAAAGGAATATGCCATTCTTATTCAGGACCCCGTAACACGGGAAGAATATATGTTGCCTCCTGTTTCTACCCCCAAAGGCGGCCGTATATCTCCCCGCTATAGCGGCAACACCGGGTGGGATTGGACTAATATGCTTTTAAAGGTTCTTAAGAATCGCACCAAGTGCAATCTCGTCGGTTTTTATTTGCTGGACCGCGGTTCAAATTGGAATTCTATTGTTTTTCAGGGCAAGTACTATAGTCCATCCGATGAAAGAGCTGCTCGTTCTATCTGGAAAACCACAGGATATACGCCAATCCAGAATAGTGGTTATGACGAATATTACCTAATTTCTTCTCGTGCCATGCAACTTGATCAAGTTGACTTTGGTAAGGAAGAGGATGATTCCGGCCAAATAGTTTCAAAGGAAATGACTCACGGCAAGATTGCCAGTGCCTTTAAAAAGCACATGGGCAAAAAAACAACTAACCGGGTTCTGTTAAGTAACTTTATTAAAAAGATCACTTGACCTTTTCCGTAAGACATGCTATAATTAACTCAACAGTGAAATAGGAAATAATATATTATGAAGATGGATATTGCAGCCCGCCAGAAATTTGTGGATGCCGCGTTTGTTATGTTTGGCAAGAATAAGGCAACTATTAACCGCGCCGAAATTAAGGCGCTGGTTTCTAAAAAGCGTCTTGATTATCCGAATTGGATTACCAATGACCTTGGCTTTCGAAAGGGCCGCGGCGAATATTTTCTTAGGACGATTCCTGACGCCGCCAATTCTTATGTGAAGCCTGTTAAAGTGACATGCACCAAGACTGACCGCAAGATTCGCGTTCCGGCTCGGCCGCCTTTGGTAGTCGCTTCTGTTCCTAATATTAATTCTGCGCCGGCTTTGGTGTCAACTATCGAAATGGCTTCACCCGCCACTTCTGACTTTTTAGGAAAGCAGGTTGAGGAAGTTATCAATCTTGTTCCTGAACAGGCCGAAGGTTATGTGCCTTTTGGTTATTACAATGACGTTAGGGATATTGTTAAGGCAGGCATCTTTTATCCTGTTTATGTGACCGGTCTTTCCGGCAACGGCAAAACAATGATGATCGAACAAATCCATGCCGACCTTGTTCGGGAAATGATTCGCGTCAACATTACAATTGAAACGGATGAGGACGATTTGATTGGTGGTTTTCGGCTTGTGAACGGCGCCACTGTCTGGCAGAATGGACCAGTTGTCATTGCCATGCTCCGTGGTTGCACTTTGCTTTTGGACGAGGTTGACTTGGGTTCAAATAAGCTTATGTGTCTCCAGCCAGTCCTTGAGGGCAAGGGCATTTTTCTTAAAAAGATTAATAAGATGATTCATCCAGTTAAGGGCTTCAACATTTTCGCAACGGCGAATACCAAGGGTAAGGGTTCGGATGATGGCCGCTTTATCGGCACCAACGTTTTGAATGAAGCTTTCCTTGAGCGGTTCTCAATTACTCTTGAACAGGAATATCCGAATTCAAAGGTGGAAACCAAGATTCTCCAGAACGTTATGCACAGTGTTGGTGTTGAGGATTCTGAATTTGTTAAGATGCTCGTTATGTGGGCGGAATTCATCCGCGACACATATAAGAACGGCGGCATCGGCGAGATTATTTCTACGCGCCGCTTGGTCCACATTTGCCAAGCTTATGCAATCTTCAAGGGTGATCGGAAGAAATCAATTGGCCTTTGCTTGAACCGCTTTGATGATGATACGAAGGCTTCCATGATGCAACTTTATGAAAAGGTGGATGAAACAATCAATCCAATCAAGGCATCGGCCTCCGCGGAAAATGAGGAATTCTCCACCATGGACCCAGATGATGCTCCGTTCTAAGGAATTGAGAGTCCAAAATATGGCTTGACATAACACTTTCCATGCGCTATAATAACCGATAATGGCCGACAAACATTATCGGTTAAATTTATGGAGAATATATAATGACTAATTCACTACGCGCCGGCCTGGAAGCCTTTGTTGAAGTTCTAACGGAAAACAACACAAGTCCCGGTATTACTGCTTCCCAGCTTGCCAAGAAAACGCGGATGACCCGCAAGTCTGCTATGAATCGTGTGAGCGAATTGCGGACTGCTGGTTTGCGCATTTTCAGCAACAAAAAGCACAACACAACTTATTATCGCATTGCTGCCTAATACGTAATTAGCGGGCGCCTATATATCAGTATAGGTGTCCGTTTTTATTTTAGGAGTGACTATTTTATGGAACTAACAATTAAGTCCGATGAATTACGTAAAAAGAAGCTTTTCGTGGCCACCCCTATGTATGGTGGTAAAAACGACGGATTGTATATGAAGTCTGCATTAGATTTGCAGGCCTTTCTTATAGCACATGGAATTGAATGTCGTTTCTCATTCCTCTTTAACGAAAGTTTGATTACACGCGCCAGAAATTATCTGGTAGACGAATTCCTCCGATCAGATTTCACTCATCTACTGTTTATCGATAGTGACGTTGAGTTTGATCCTAACGATATTCTGGCCCTGCTTATCCTTGATAAGGAAGTTAGTGGCGCACCTTACCCCAAAAAATCAATTAACTGGCACGCCATTCGGAATGCAATTGTCAAGAATCCAAAGATTGAAGTTGGTGAACTTGAAAAATTAGTTGGTGACTATGTATTCAATCCAATTCCGGGAACAAAGGAATTCAAAGTTTCTGAACCTCTTGAAGTTATGGAATTGGGCACAGGTTATATGATGGTAAAACGTGAAGTGTTTGACCATTTCAAGACTGAATATCCTCACTTGAGATATAAGCCAGATCATGCTGGTCAGGCCAACTTTGATGGCTCGCGCTATATCCATGCTTACTTTGATACGGTCATTGACCCACAAAGTCATCGTTATTTGTCAGAAGATTATATGTTTTGTCAGTATTACCGTGCCATTGGTGGCCACGTTTGGTTAATGCCATGGATGAAAACCAAGCACCAAGGAAACTACGCTTTCAGCGGCGACATGCTAGCAATAGCAAATGCCACGGGAAATTTGTAATGGGAGACGAAACAATTGATTATAGGTATTTGTGGGTTCGCCGGTTCTGGTAAAGGAACAGTAGGCGATTATTTAGAGAAAACTTTCCAATTTGAACAAGTATCATTCGCGGGCGTGTTGAAAGACATTACCGCGATTATGTTTAACTGGGACAGACAACTTGTGGAAGGCGCCACGCCAGAAAGCCGCGAATGGCGCGAAAAAGAAGATAAGTTTTGGACCGAGAGATTTGATTACAAAGTAACTCCACGAATCATCTTACAGAAGATGGGCACCGAAGTTATCAGAAACAATCTCCATAATTCATTCTGGTTGTTTGCGCTAGAACGAAAACTAGATCCTGCAAAGGATTATGTGATTACAGATGTTAGGTTTGTGAATGAGGTTGCTTTCCTAAAAAGATTAGATGGCTTACTTGTCCGGGTAAAACGTGGACCGGAACCAGAATATTTACTAGATGCCATTGCAGACCTCAGAGGAATCCGAATGTCTGAACCAGGAACTCTCATGGCCACAAATTGGCCAGGTGTTCATGCTTCGGAATGGCAATGGCTTGATTCCAGTATGGATTGTGTGCTTGATAATTCAGGAACTATTACCGATCTATTATATAAGGTAGACGGAATGATGAAAGCTATTGACAAACGATGATAATTATTGTATAATGAACCTATGAATTGAATTGGAGTGAATTTATAATGCAAGTAACGGATAAAACAATCGAAATCCTTAAGAACTTTTCCGCCATTAATAATGGCATGGTTCTGCGCAAGGGCAAACAGCAGACAACCGCATCCCCGGATGATAACATTTTTGCCGTGGCGCAGTTGGATGAATTTCCGGCTGAGTTTGGACTTTATGATCTACCAAACTTCCTGGCTAACCTATCAATACTCGAATCTCCTGTATTGGAATTCAATGGTAATACGGTTAAAATGACAGATAAGGATGGGTTTAATATGACCTATCGTGGCTGCGCGCCAGAAATTATTCATATACCGGCGGATGGCTTCATCAACCTCAAGATTGAAAAGCCAGATGGTGAATTGAATTTGTCCTCCGAACAATTGCAGAAGCTTATCAAGGTCGCCGCAGTCAACACGTTTGTCCACTTAACCATATTCGGCAAAGATGGCAAGCTGGCCATTAAAGTCAATGATCGTACCGCCGACACCTCAAATATCGGTGTTATGGTACTAGGCGAACACGCCGGCGCAGACTTTGAGTCAGTGTTTAAGGTCGAGCAACTAAAGATAATCCCGCAAAATTATAACGTGAAAATCATGAAAGATGCATATGCCATCTTTGAAACCAGTGATTGCTTGTTGAGATATGTTGTCGCTCTTGAATCTCCAACCAAGAAGAAGGTTAAGTAATATGGTCAAAACCAACAGCAATTCCCAGGTAGATATTAATTCACTCACAAAGGAAGACCGCGAAAAACTTAAGAATGCGGTTAAGAAAATTGATGATTCGCTGACACGCACCGTTGCCGAACGCGAATTTATCAAAGCCACGATTGATGATTTGGCCGATAAGGTGCCTCTTGATAAGAAGGTAATTCGCCGTTTGGCCAAGACGTTCCATAAAGCTTCCTTCCAGATGGATCAGGAAGAAAACGAAACGTTTGAAGAATTGTATAGCACACTATACACCACCGAGGTGGCGGAATGAATGCCAAAACGGCCGAGGCCAGTTCTCCGGAAACAAATGACAAGGTAAAGATCACGGTTTATATGACTACCCGCGAAATATATTCTTTTTTTGTTGACAATCATGAGCTAGCCCTTATCGAGGCGGTATATATCACAACAAATGGGTACCGTCATATAAATGGTTTAGAAACGATATTTTATCCACTCGCGCTTATTGCCAGAGTAAAAGTAAACGGCGTACCAGCACAGACCGTTGGCATACGCCAACGGTCTGTGACCGTTGGCGCATCAAACTAATAAATGAATTGCCTTTTGACGTTTTATCCTTTACCTTAGGATAAACAATTACATAATGGAGACGCATAATGTCGGACGCAAAAGAGTTCCTCTTTGTGGAAAAATATCGGCCACACACTGTTGATGAATGTGTATTGCCGGCTCGCATTAAGCGAGTATTCCAGGAATACGTAAACAAGAAACAAATTCCTAATATGATGCTATCTGGTGGACCTGGCGTAGGTAAAACTACGGCAGCTATTGCCATGTGCGAAGAAATTGGTCTCAGTTACCTGATGATCAATGCTTCCCGCGAACGCGGCATCGATATTCTCCGCGTCAAGGTAATCAATTATGCATCAACCTTAAGTCTGACTGGTGGTCATAAAGTGATCATCATGGACGAAGCCGATTCACTAACACCCGATACACAGTTGGCTTTGCGTGGAACGATTGAGGAATTCTCGTCTAATTGCACGTTTATCCTGACATGTAACTTCAAGTCTAAGCTGCTTGATGCCTTGCATTCCAGGATGCCGGACGTGGATTTCAATTTAACCAATGACGAAAAGCAAGGAATGGCCACCGCTTTCTTCAAGAGATTGAAGGAAATTCTTATGCTTGAGGGCATAAAGTATACCGACCCCGCCCTTGTTAAGATCATTCAAATGTATTTCCCCGATTATCGGAGAACGTTAGGTGAATTGCAGAGACTATCTATTTCTGGTTTGATTGATGAAACTATATTGGCTCAAATGTCCGATGTACGAAACATCAAAGAACTGGCCGGCTTCTTAAAGGATAAGAACTTTGGTGAAGTCCGTAAATGGGTAGTTGAGAATGGTGACGTTGATGCTACCCGTATCTTTAGAAAGATTTACGATGCATTGTATGAATATATGGTTCCCGCCGGCATTCCTATGGCAGTAATCATCATATCAAAATATCAATATCAGTCTGCTTTTGTTGCCGACCAGGAAATTAATTTAGTTGCTTGCCTGACCGAAATGATGGTCGAATGTGAGTTTAAATAATGGCCACAGTTACAACAATATATACCGATTATGATTATGACGCGCGCAAAATGAATGAGATTTGTAAAATGGACAGCCATTTATATAGTGAAGTCATTGCCGCATATGTCAAAAAAATAAAAGGCTCAGGCTCAGGCCGAGGCAAAGACGAAATTGCAGATGATTTTAATGTGGATGAAAATAAAATGGCTGATATTGAAAATTATGTTAAACAAACCGCTTTCGAGCAAATCAATCTAGAACTTGCGAGAAAGGGCCGGCAACCCATGACACGCAACACTGCACCAACAGATGAGAGTACCCGTATCCAAGCATTGGGTGCCGTTGGCGAAAAACTGGTGCGTTGGTATTTAACGACTGTTGATAAAATTAAAATCATTGAAGCTTTTGATCCGATGGACAAGGAGAAGGATTTCTCCTTTGAGAATGGCGAAACGGCTGAAATCAAGACGCAATCTCCATATTACAATCTTAATGCATTTGCGGTCAGGGATAACCAGCTAAACAAGTTGCGAAAAGTTGATCACATTTATTTTGTGGAAACACCTAGACGCAAAGAAATCTCTTCCGGGAGGTGGACTTTTTCTGTGCGAGGTGAATTTGCGGGGGGGGATTGGTTGGGTAAAAAAGCCGGTGATTATGAAAGTCGGGTTTATATATTGCATAAGAAAGATAATGATATCCGCAACATCATTGAAGAACTGAAGGTTTATGCCAAGGACGGTTCGAGCCGCAATATGTTGCTAATACCTATTAAGAAGTTGGAGGTAGCATTCACTATTACGCTGGATAAACATCTTATCCTTTTGGATAAGTACAGCACCAATCCAATTGGATTACTTGAATAATGAGCGAACTAGCGGAATAAAAGTTATAATCATGGCTGACCTATTTAAAGAGATAATTCCTGCAATTATGCAAACCAAAAAAGATGTTCTGGTGACCGAGGAAGATGAAAAAAGCTATGTTCCGTTCATTGTCAACAAAGCACTGTCCTTCCACCTCGACTGTGTTATGCGGGCCAATGAAATGAACATGCGCCCCGAACTTGATAAAAAGCTGCAAAATCACTACATGCTAAATACTATCAGAGGTTATAAACGACCTTTCCAGAAGTGGTATAAGCGGAAAACCGAGGAAAACATTGTTATGCTACAAGAGTATTACAATTATTCCAGTGATAAAGCAAAGGAAGCTTTGCGTGTTTTAAGCGATGACCAACTTAATGAGATAAGAAGAATATTGAACAAAGGTGGTAGCGATGATAAACTTAAGCAGCCTGGTGTGGGTAAAGCTTCCCGACGATAAAGCATTCTTGAAAATCAAGGAAACACTGACTAGAATTGGCGTGGCCTCCAAGAAAGACAAAATTCTATACCAATCCTGTCACATTCTACACAAGCAAGGCCGGTACGCAATCATTCACTTTAAGGAATTGTTTTCTCTAGACGGCAAGCGGTCAGACTTCTCCGAAGAAGATAAAGCAAGGCGAAACAGCATTGCCAACCTGTTGGCCGAATGGGGACTTGTAATTCTGGAAGACCCAGAAAAAACAAAAGACCCGGTGGCCAATATGGGATTAATCAAGATTATTTCATTCACCGAGAAGGTTGAATGGCAGCTTGTATCAAAATACAACATTGGAAAGAAAAAAACCTATTGATTGGAGTATATTATGGCCTCACCGGCATCTAAACCTACCCTAAAAGTTTTCAGAACATTTCCTATTGGTATCGAAATGCCTAAATTTGGCACCGAAGATTCCGCTTGTTTTGACTTGGCTTTTTCCTCATATGGTAAAGCGAGATATGATGGGTTCACGGAGAACAGCGGAACCTTCAGCCGGCCTTATGGTGAATATGGCTTTATCAAGCTTATGCCACATGAACGAGTCATGGCGCCCACTGGGTTGATATTTGGAATTCCAAGGGGTTATTCCTTGCGGATTCATCCACGTTCATCTGTGGCGTATAAGCAGGGCCTTGTCTTGGCCAACTGCGAAGCCGTCATTGACGCTGATTATTTCCACGAAACATTCATTTTGCTTCTAAACACCTCCATGATTCCAATTGACATATTCCCCGGTGATCGGGTGGCACAAGCGGAATTAGTTAAGGTCGCAGAGTATGTCATCAAAGAAACAAAAGAACAACCAACACAAACAACTGACCGTGTAGGCGGAATTGGTTCAACCGGCACATAATAGTGCTTGACATTTCCGCTGGTTATGTTAATATATAAAGAATAGCCGATTATGTAATGCGTACGGCTAATCTCGTCGGGTAGTTTAAAGAAAACGTTTCGGGTACCCCCCGTTTTATGAAGTCTGCAATGGCTTCCCCCACTCCATTTCCCTAAAGGAATAATATGAAGATCAATGTTTTGAAAAGTGTTACGGTCGTAACACCTACCGTTGGTAGTGAAAAATTGGCAGATGCCATTCGGAGCGTTGCAGATCAAACACACAAAAATATTCAGCACCTTCTAGTGATAGATGGTGCTGAATTTGTTGATAAGGTTGTTCCTTATGCTATAACCGAAAAAGGTTTTACCGGCGATATAATGATATTGCCCTATAATGTAGGCGCAAATGGATGGTACGGACACCGAGTTTATGCCGCAATCGGTCATCTAATCAACACAGATTATGTTGCTTTCCTTGATGAAGATAATTGGTACGACCCAGATCATATTGCGTCACTTGTTGATTGCATTCAGGAAGAACCAGGAGCCGAATTTGTTTATTCATACCGCAAAGTATGGACTGCCGATAAAACAGAATCATTGGAAGATAATTGCGAAAGCCTAGGCATGTGGCCCGTCTGGGTTTCAGAACAAGAAGAAAAATTAATGCCGCATTGTCATGTTGATACTTCATCATATCTGTTTAAGCGTGAGTTTTTGATTAATCATGGCCACATGTGGCACCATGGTTGGGGTGCCGACCGAAGATTCTTCCAGTATGCTACACAAAAAGCCCGCGTAAAGAACTATTCGACATTCAAACACACCCTGAATTATCGTCTGGATGGAAATACAGGTTCAGTAAATTTAGACTTCTTTAAAAAAGGAAACAAGTTTATGAAGAAATATTATGGAGAATACCCTTGGATAGAATCCCCTTAGTCTTTGGAGCAATATATGATTATGAATATAAGGACGTCGAGCCTTGGTTAGTATCACTTAAGCAATCCGGCTTTATGGGCAAGGTTGCTTTAATCGTATATCGCGGTTCACAGGAACTTATTGATAAGCTGGCCGAGCAAGGAGTACATGTTATTTGTTTTATGCGAACAGATAAAGGTTGTGATTGCGCATTTGACTTGACCAATAAGGGCATCATGTCTATTCGTTTCCTGCATATGTGGCATTTTCTAAACAACGACCTATTCCTCAAAGACGTTACGCATGTTATTGCAACAGATGTTAAAGACGTTATATTCCAACATAATCCAGATAAATTGATTGGCGAGGGCAGCCAAATCGTGGTTGGTCTTGAGGGCTTTACATACGATGTAGAGCCATGGTCAAAGGCAAATATGAAAACATCCTTTGGTGACGAAATTCTTGAAATGATGAGAGAGGTTCCCATTGTCTGCGCCGGTGTTATCGTTGGCGAAAAACACACAATATCAAATTTATTCAATCAAGTATACATACTAACAGAAGGCTCAAAGTATCCAGATAGAGTTCCTGGCGGCGGCGGCCCAGATCAATCAGCATTAAACATTGCGCTTACTGCTCCACCATGGAAAGATTTAGTTAAACATACCGAAAGTATCCTTCATGTCGGCACTTCCATGGAATGCATTGCTACTGGCCGCGGCGCCATTGGCGAATCGGTATTCAGACCAGACGGTAATCCTCGACAAGCATATGATTATTACACATCAAAGATGCTATTGAAATCCAGGCCTCGTATTGAAACCGATGGTTACGTGTTTGATGATGACCGTATTGTTGGTGAATATGTGATTATTCACCAATATGACCGAATGAAGCCATGGAAAGATAGCATAACAACAAGATATAAGGAATAACATGTTTAGTGAAATTGATTATATGACAGTTGCCGATCACAAAGAAAATGACGATTGGCCGTTTGATTGGCTACCAGTGAAAGGTCTGATTCCTTATATCAAGAGATTAGGACCAGAAACCGTGGGTGTTGAAATTGGTGTGGCCCGAGGCGAAAGTTCTTATGCAATCCTTGAAGCCTGTTCAAACGTTTCAATGTTATTTGGCATTGACCCATATGTTGCTTATGATGATTGGAACGGACCAGTAGATCAAGAGCATAATGATAAAACAAAAGAAATAGCCATAACAAATATGGAACCATTCAAAGATCGTTTTGTTTCCTTGTTTGGACTCACGTCCAAAGTGGTTATTCATAGCCAAGATTGCCAGCCGGGGTTTGATTTCGGAACTCTTGGATTTGTATTCATTGATGGTGATCATTCCTATGAAGGAGCCAAATGGGATATGCAAAATTATTATAGCTTTGTCCGTCCAGGCGGTATATTTTCTGGTCATGATTATAATCTTAAAACAGTGAGAACCGCGTTGGAAGAATTCAGGGCCGAAAACAAAATTCGTTTACCGGTACAAGTCGTGGATAATAACGCCTGGTTCTGGACGGTTTTTTAGAGGAAACAAAATTATGAGCATTAGAATTATCGATAGTCACCTAAGCCTCGATTACCTTAAGCAGTATAAAAAGGGCGATATTTTTATCGAAACGGGAACCTATCGGGGCGATACAATTTATATCGCCCTTGAAGCGGGGTTCGAGCAAATTTATTCATGTGAGATATACCGACCACTTTATCTTGATGCCGTGGAATTGTACAAAGAAAACAAATCAATTACAATTGATGAATTGGAATCTCCAGAATTTATTGCAACGAGATTGACTTACCTTGGTCAAATTTTCGATAAAGATGTTGAATGTACCTTCTGGTTAGATGCTCACGCATCTGGACCTTTGGGTGGTGGTAAGTCGGTTGGTTCGCCTGTATTGGATGAATTGAAAGCCATCCGCGATAATTCAAGTTGCAAAACGCATACAATCCTTATTGATGATAAGCGTTTGTTTGGGTGCGATGAATGGGGCGGCGTAACAGAAGAAGAAGCCATGACAATTCTGAAAGAAATCAACCCGAATTATAAGATTGCATACCTAGATGGTGTAATCGAAAAGGATATAATATGCGCGTATATCAATTGAGTTATCAGAACCGCCGCGCCATGATTGCAGCACCACAGGAGCCAAAGCCATGTTAGAAGTTGCAATTACATTTTGCGTTATAGTTTGCCTCTTAGTGTTGCTGAAATGGTGGCACGATGTTGGTATTGGTCCCGGGCGATGACATGACACCATGCAGGGCAACAAATGATGTGGACATGCAATCTACCGCCGGGACATAGAGGCCCGTGCAAATCGGGACGCTGGCCTAGTTTCAGGCTTTTGTTGTCTCTTTTCTTCCGCACTCACACAGGAGCCAAAGCCATGACACTTGAGGATGCAATTACTATCTGGTTGGCGTTCGCTGACGATCCAGACATCAGCGACGAGGAGCAAGAACTTGTTGATGAGGCTCGCCAAATTATTTGGAAGCGTGGTTGTGCGCTGCGGAAAATCCGCAGAGACGCCATTATTGATGATGCATAACAACCCACACAGGAGCCAAAGCCATGAGCCGCGATGAGGACAAGAAAATTGCCGAAAGCATGGGTTGGCGCGTGAGCTTTGACCCTTGGTGGAACTGGAACAAGATGGACGATCCTCCGGGATTCTATTTTAATCCACCCGGTGATGAATGGTGCGTTCGTAAGGATGGCCGCAATGATCTTCCTTGCAATGAGGCATTGCCACAATTTTCAACGAAAACAGAAGGAAACGCATAGCCATGACACACCCATTTGATGAGGTTGCACTTGATGCGGCACGGGAGGCTTTTATGTACGACAACGAGGAAGATATTGAGGTCGCATTTGAAGCAGCGTGGGCTTCGCTAATGGAGCGGGGCTTGGTAGAACTCAAACAGGAGCCAAAGCCATGAAACTAATCGCATATCACAACGATCAGTCCATCAAGAACGCAGTCTTGTTGCAGCTTCAAGCGCACTATGACGCGGATGAAATAGTTAAAGGTCAGTATTGGGAAGAAGGCAAAGGTTGCGCCGTGGGATGCGCAATCCATTCCAACAATCACATGGATTATGAGAAGCTTTTCGGTATCCATGTCACCTTGGCCCGCCTTGAAGATACGATCTTCGAGGGTTTACGACATGACATTGCAAAAGAGTGGCCCATTCGCTTTATGACGGCCATTCAGCCGGGTATGGATTTATCCCTCGTAAGCTGGAAGTTTTTATATTGGATGCTGACCGATGAGGAGGTCAATCCGGGCATTAACCACCCACTGGTGAAGGATGCGGTTGCGCAGGCCGCGCAAGTAATCTGCTCCATTTCTAAAGGCGATATGCCAAATATAGAAACGGCGGAATCGGCGGAATCGGCGTGTAAGGTGGCGAGG